TTCTACAGTTGCAAGAGGAAGATCACTTCTTGGAGAAAGAGGCGAAGAGCTAGATACTCTAGTTGTTCATCCATCTGTTGCTTACTACTTATATCAAGTAGGTCTACTTACATTCTCAACAAGCTCATTCACTTCTGGTGGTGCAGTTACTTGGGGTGGTGGTGGAGTTGGTGTTTCTGAAAGAAGCATTGGTCAATTCGCTGGAATGAATGTTGTTATTGACTCTCAAGTTAATACAGTTCAACCTGGTACAACAGGTCATCAAAAAGAATTCCGTTGCTACTTAATTAAGTCAGGAACAATTCTTGAAGGCGAACAGTCTCCTCTAAGCATTGAATCAGATAGAAACATCTTATCTAAGCAAGATGTTATGTCTGTTGACTACCACAGTGCTTATCACGTTATGGGTACTAAGTGGAAAGCTGCTACTGACAACCCAACTAACGCATTGTTGGCTAATGACAACAACTGGGAATTAACATACGATGCGGATTTAATTCCTATAGTCGAATTAATCGTTAATACACCACTTGATACAGGAACTAATCCTTAATAGTATTAAGTTGTGGTCATCAAAAACCTCATCAATTATTGGTGGGGTTTTTTCTTTACGCTACAATAAAACTAAATTACTTTATTAATCGTGGCAGCTACTATAAACGCAACAATAAAAGGAGAAAATGCTAATAGCTATGTCACATTGGCAGAAGCTAATAGTTATTTTGAAACAGTTCCAGATTCTTCTACTTGGACAAGTAAAACAGATGACCAAAAAAATAGAGCATTAATATCAGCGACTAGATGGATTGATAGCTTTGTATTTTATGGAGATAGATGCGATGACGGACAGGCTTTAAGATTTCCTAGAAATAATTATCAGGTAGATGGAGTTGAATTAGCTTGTTCTAAAATTCCAAACAATATTAAATATGCACAATATGAATTAGCTAGGGCATTGGCAAATGATACTGATGCTATTACTGGTACTACAGGTAAAGATGGTAATTTTTCTGAAGTACAACTAGGAGATTTACAAGTTAAATATAATACTGATAGTCAGGGTACTGGTTCTGTAAATAATATTTTAGATGTTTACCCGTGGTTACAAAGTTATCTTGGAGCGTATATGCTAGGTGGAGCAGGAGCTTTTCAAATGAGGGTAGTTAGAGGATAATGGCAGGGCAATTAGACTCACTATTTAAAAATGTTGCTCAAACTGTTGTATCTCAACTAGGTACATCACAGGATTACAGTATTACTTATACAAAAAAAGCATCTCCTTCTTACAACACTTCAACAGGAGTTTTGACTACAACTGATACTAGCTATAGTATTAAAGTTCCAATATCATTTATCAGATCAGAAGAAGAAACTGGTCAAGAGATGAGACAGGCAAAGTTATATATAACACCAGATCAGATAGGAGATAACCAAGTTGATATGGACGATGAAATTACATTAAGTTATGCTGGTTCAAATAGAGTTGCACAGATAGTTGATATTGACACAAAAAGAGGTGGACAAGTTTATTTATTTAGTGTTCTGGTGCGATTCTAATGCCTGTTACTAAAAGATTACAAGATTTACCTAAAGACTTAGATCGTAAAATTAGTGCAGATTTTAATGAACTATTACAAGAAATTCATACAGACTTATCAACAAAAGGTGTTCAACGAAAAAAAATGCCAGTATGGACAGGTTTTTTTGCTTCTAGTTGGAAAATTCAAGGAACTCCTATTATCCCAACAGATAGGGTAGAAAATTACGAACCCTGGGCAAGCATAAAAAGAGAAGCTTCATTAGAATTTTTTAGGACAGGCAAATCTTCACGACCTGAGAATCCTAAAATTAATCCAAGATTTCCTATTGGCGAAGAACAGAGAATTTTTAACTATAGAAAACCTGTTTATATTGGTAATAAAGCGATTTATTCAATATATGTTTTAGAATCTGGCGAATTACAAGGATATATAGGAGAATTAGGTCTAAAAGTAAAACAAAAAATGACAGATAAAAATAAAGTACGATTTGGACAACTATATACTACAAAAGGTTTTGGATCAGTTAAACCAAAAACTATTGTTTCTTATTAAGACTTTTTTATTATGACTTTAGTAAACACCAGGGCAGCATTTGAAAAAGCAGTAACAGATGCAGTTGCAGCAGCAGATAATACTGTTCAAATGGTTTATGATAATGTTCACTACACCACCCCAGGAAAAACTAAAAAGTATATTTTGATGAGTGTGAACTTTACACAATCAACTTTACAAAATCAGGGAGCAGCTTCGGATTATTATGCTGGTGTTATCCAATGCAATGTTTACGTTCCAAAATCAAAAGGTACTTCCGTTTTATCTGCGTTAGGAGAAGCTGTTATTGATGGATTGACTTCAGTAAATGCTTCTGGATATACAGATACTTTCAGTTGTAAACCTAGAGTCTTAGATATTAATGGTCCAACTCCATTGGAAATAGAGGATAGAAGTCATTTCATTGGAATAATATCTTGTCAATTTTCAGCAAACGCCTAGTATAATAGAATAGCAATCTAATAAATTTATGGAAGCAATAGAACTTCTCAAGAACAAATTTGGTGTTCAACAAAAATATTTGTATGAATTAAAAGATGGAGATGTGACAGTTTTAGAAATTTACTGGAATCCATTAACTATTGCAGAAAGAGAATCAATCGTTGCAAAATCTGGAGAAACGACAATCACCGATGATTTTGCTTTAAATCTTATGATTACAAAAGCCTTAGATAAAGATGGCAAAAGATTATTTCAAGACGGGCACAAAGCATCTTTACGAAGAGAAGTAAATGCAGCTACTTTACAAGAAATTCAACTTGCCATGTTAAATTCAGGTAGTGAATATAAACTGGAGGAAGCGAAAGCAGATTTAAAAAGCTAAAAGTGATTGGTTTTTTATGTTTTTCTTAGCTTCAGAGTTAGGAATGACAATCCAAGAACTTACCAGTAAAATAACGCAGGAAGAATATATAAATTGGTTAGCTTATTATGAATTGAAGAAAGAATATGAAGATAAAGCATATGAAGATGCAAAAAATAAATCACAAGCAAGAAAACGCTAAAAGCGGTACACTAAAATAAAGTTTTGTTTTTTCTGTGGCCGATTACGGAGTAAATATAAATTTAAGAGTAAAAGGTCAATCTGGTCTTGATAGGTTAAAAGCAAAAGTAAATGAACTAACCGCAAGTATAGATAAGATTCGTGGTGTAGATATAATGAATCCTCGTAATATTGGGGGTAAAGGTGGTAAGAAGTTTCGCAATCAAATAAAACAATATAGGCAAGACATGGATGGTCTTGTTAAAGCTGTTAATAAATCTCAAGGAGCTTTTGGTAAAACAGCCAACCAACAAGTCGCAGCAGCAGATGCTTTAGAAAATTATGCAAATAGTATAACTCTTGGAACAGATGCACATAAAGAAGCTTTAGTAGCATCTAATAAACAAGCTAAAGCGATAGGTAGAGAAACAACTCAAATAATAAAAAATACAAAAGCACAAACTCAAAACAATAAAGTTTTACTTCAAGGAAATAAATTTAACAACAGAAGTAATAAAGCAGCACTATCGAGCGGGCTTATTTCTGGTGCGTTTCCATTACTATTTGGGCAAGGGCCAGTTGGAGGTGCTGCTGGTTTTGCTGGTGGTTTTTTAGGAACAAAAATTGGTGGTCAGATGGGAGGCTTTGCAGGAGGTCTTGTTGCTACTTCTGTCCTTCAACAATTAACTACTTTAAGAGATAATATTACGCAATTAGCTGATGCTTTTGATGTAGAAACATTTAATTTAGACAAAATTATTAATTCTTTAGGTCTTTTAGGTTCAGAAGAAGCAAAAAGATTACAAATGATTAAAGAATTAAGAGGAAGAGAAGCTGCATTGAATGAAGCCACAATGGAACTTACTAGAACTATTGGAGAGGATGGAGTAGCAAGTTTAAGAGAATTTAGTGATATGACTAAAACCATGGGTAATAACTTAAGAAGATCAATGACAAAAATGATGTCTGCAATCACTTTGAGTGTTATGAACTCTCCAATCGGAAAGTTTTTTCAAAATAGAGCAGAAAAATCAGAAAGAGAATCTAAACTTCCAGCAGATATTGAATCAACTGACAAAGTATTGAAAAATTTAATAGCGAATCGTGATTCTTTACTTTCAAAGCAATCACAACTTTCTGCCGATGCTAAAAAAGAAGCCATTAGAGATCAGGCTCTTGGCCCGTTAAAATTTAGTTCTGGAGGTTTATTTCCGTCACAAATAGATCACAAATCAATAGTAGATAAAAAAATACAAGAAGAAGAAACTTCACGCATATTAAAAGAACAAGTAGATTCAATTAATAAATCTGTAGAAGCAAGAAAAAAACTTTTATTTAAAAATCAAGAAGATCAAGATATATTGAAAAATAAAAAATTAACTACAGAACTTATTTTAAAAAATGTAAAAGAAGAGGGTTTATTTTTAGAACAATCTATAAGCATGGGAACATTTCAAGCAGAGATAGAACAAAAAATAAGAGACTTAAAAGCGCAAAGAGAAAAACTAAATAAAAAATTATCTATTCAAGATGAAGAAGCATATAGAGATCAATTAGAAATGAATCGTCTTTTAATAAAAACGAATGAATTGTATATGTCAATAAGTAGCAGTATAGAAAATGGAATTGTTGATGCAATCGAAGGTGCAATACAAGGTACTAAAACTCTCGGTGAAGTTGCTCGTAGTGTATTTAGTCAAATTCAAAGATCACTAATATCTTATGGAGTAAATGCTTTTCTTGGTGGGCTTCCTGGTGGTCTTGGTGGAATGTTTAGAGCAAAGGGTGGCCCTGTCAGTAAAGGTAGAAGTTACATTGTTGGAGAACGTGGTCCAGAAATGTTTACACCTGGAGCGAGTGGAAATATAACACCTAATCATCAGTTAGGAGGATCTACAAATGTAGTAGTAAATGTAGATGCTTCTGGATCTAACGTAGAAGGTGATGAACAACAAGGTAGAGAACTTGGTCGTCTTATATCAGTTGCAGTACAATCTGAATTATTACAGCAACAAAGACCAGGAGGTTTACTTGCATAATGGCTACTTTTCCCTCAATAACTCCTACTTACGGAGTACAAAAAAGATCACAGCCAAATACTAGAACTGTTCGTTTTGCTGATGGCTACGAACACAGAATATTATTTGGATTAGCAGAACATCAAAATCCTAAAGTTTATAATC